AATCGCTTGTACATGAATCGTTGATTGAACAAACGAATGCTTGGATCTTTAAGGTAGTAATCAGTCTCATTGTGATTAAGGACATACATACCTGCTTCAAGAACTTCTACCTTCTTGATCTTACCCTTAATCTCTTCTTCACCCATCACTGCCTTGTGACCAATCTTTAAACGAGCTAGATTGCTAGCTTGCTTAGGTGATTTCATGTCTACTGACATACCCATAGCATCTGCCATGGCAGCGAAGTTACCGTTGTTTACGAGTGTTAAACTTGTACTCATTTTAATTCCTTAATTTAAAGTGGTTTGTGGAACATCTTTTTGTTCAAGCCAATTATTTCCTATCTTTGCTTCCAATGCAAGTGGTACATTGAAATCTATCGACCATCTCCTATTAATAAGATTGATAAGATTAGCTTGAACTGCGTCGATAACTTGTACTACATACTCTGTTTCATCGGGATGTACATCAATCACAATGGAATCATGTACAGAATTTACCACACAACTTTCATAATGCACAAGTCGTTTGTGTATTTCTACCAGTGCAAGTGGGACTATATCTGCAGTTGCAAATGCTTGTACAGGATAATTCTTTATCTGTGTAAAGTTTGTTACAGTGCCATCTCTCTTACGCTGTGTGTTAGGGAATACAAACTCTCTGCCACTGGGCAGTTTAATGAAACCATAGCTAACTACTTGCCTTGCTAATTGCTTGTGCCATGTAGCTACTCCCTGATATTTTTCCATGAAGTGTTCGTAATACGCCGATTCTGCAGGTGTTCTTCCATATCCTGTGGCTCCATACAATGGTGCGAATGTATGAGTTTTAGCTGTTTGTCTAGATGTTGTTTGGCCTGCCTCCGTAATAACCTTTGCTGTGTACGAGTGAACATCAAATCCTTCTTTGACTTCTTTGATTGCTGTTTCATCTTGAGATAAGAATGCTGCAACCCTGAATTCTAGTTGAGCAAAGTCAGCTTCCATAATCTTTCCACCTTCCCAACGTGAAACAAATACACGCTTCACAGGAAATGTATTTCCTCTTGGCATGTTCTGCATGTTGGGATTGGAACCACTGAATCTGCCTGTTGCTGTGATATGTTGATTCAATCTCACATGCAACATGCCATCACCCTTTATGAAAGCTGCAATGCCATCTACGAAATTGCTGAGGTAGCTGTCCAGGGCTGACAGTCTTCTGAGCTTACTTAAAAACTCAGATGCCTCATGCATTTGCTTTGATACAGCTACCCTTTCGAGTATTTCAAGGCTGTCTTTTGACGTACTGAACCCATTGGCAGATGCCCACTTTGAGTTGGGGGCTGTGAATTTAAGTCCTGCGACATCTTTCGTCTGCTCATAGATAAAGCCTGAGCCATTACATGCATTGCATTTCGTAGCCCTTTTGAATGCGGAACCATCTTTCTTAACCTTATAGATAGACCCTACACCAGAACACTCACTGCACTGTATAGCTTTTGTTTTATACAGGGTAGAGAAGTTCTGTTTCACTGCTGCTTTGAAATCTGTATCAGACATATAAGGTGTGATAGCTGATACCCACCTAGACTTGTCCAATGGTTTCCTACTATAAACTACCCACGATAATTGCTCAGGGCTGTTGAGATTGATCGGTGTATCGCCCATAAGCTTATGCACCTGATCATTTAAATACTTCTCAATCTCAGATTTCTCGGTAATGAACTGGTGTCTTACTTGTTCCAGTGCTTCCATGTCTACCTTGAACCCTGCCTGATACATCCTAGCAAGCACTACAGTGACTTCGTTAGTGAGATCGATAGTACCCCCTAGCCCTGCATATTCAGGCTGCTGTAGCTTGTTCTGGATGGATTTGTAGACCCATTCAGTAGCACCTAGATCATGGCATAGATATTCTGAGAGTGTTGCATGGGGGATATCTCGTACTGAGATACCACGTTTGAGATAATCTTTGATGACATCCTGTTTCTGGACAGGGGAATTGTGTCTCATTGCCACTGATCCCAAGTCAAGGGGGTTAGTTATACCACGCAACAGGATGTACTCACCTAACATGGTATCGAATACTTTACCTGTGTACTTAAACCCACACTCCCAGAGCCACAGTAGATCGTGAGAGATATTGTGACCTATGAGTAGGGTAGTTTTGTTGAGAGCTTCCTGTACATAATGTCGGTACTTATCTACATTTACCTGCACTTCCGAATGATCGAAAGTATAGACTTGTGGTTCTTGGTCAAGGTGCTTGATACCTACCATGACTAAAGTATTACCTTTCTCGAATGGATCTAAGTGTTTCTTTCCATCTCGTACAGTGACTGTGTTCTCAACGTCCAGTGTCGTAATCATCTTTATACAACTCCCTCACTAATCTGGATGATACCAGATAGTAGTTGTGTAACTTGGTGGTTGTGTGTTTTTCCTCTGTGTGCTTTTCTTCAAGCATGTCAGCAGCTGCATGTACACCTGCTTCAAATCCTTTTACAAATGCTCTCATCCTAGCGTTAGCAGCTTCCACACCTGCAGGTGTCATAGGTACTTGATAGGATTCGGATTCTCTCCATGCTTCATAGGCTCGTGATCTCACATGCCGTTCTTCTTTTTTCCTCTTGTGTGGGGTTTCCTGTACCCTATCCGTGTCTGTGCTGCCACAGTCCGGACACTCTAGTGACTCAGCACCAAGTGGCCAGATTGCAACCCACTCATTATGGCATTCCAGGCACCATGCTTCGCCGTTACACCACGGTCCAAGTTCTTCCGTCATGTGTTCTTCTCCTTTAACTTGGTTCTTTCAGTCGTAGCCCTGTTACGATATTTACCACTTGTTCTTCTCCTTTAGCTTGGCTTCAATGGCTCGGGCAAATCCCCATCGATCAAACCACTCTGAATTACTTGCATCAAACTTTTCGGACAGATAACCTAAATCTTGTATCTCATCATCCGTCAGCCCAACCCATTCACGCTTTGGTGGTGCGGTGTAAACCGGTATGTTCCATTCTCCTTGCCGAGTTGGTGAGAATCTTGAATACCCCCGGTGCATTAGATTGAAATCCGAACACATCCACGCTACCGGCTCTTGCTCTGTCTCCAGTGCTTGGCGCAGTGCGTTAATCGCTTCCGAGTAGTAATCTTCATCACTAAATTCCATGCGAGCCACATCGTTTGCATCCTCCAGCGCCTCAAGCGCCATCTGCATAGCTTCTCTGCTCATCGCCCTCTCACTTTCAACATGGCATCTGCATAACGGTAACGAGCTTGCTCACGTGTCCATGTGGCTACTTGTCGTGTCTCGTAGCATTTGCCATTGTGGTCACGTTGAATAACAGTTTCAGTGTAGCCTTTTGGCATCCAATACTCAATGTCTTTCTCGCTAGCCTTAGCTGCAAAGTAATCACGCAAAGTCATTCCAGTTTCATTAGGCCACTGCGTCCTTGGAAACGCTGGTCCACCTGTATCTTTACTCATCATTTAACTCCAAAAGTTTCCTTGATGTCATCTCTAATTTCTTTCAGTGCATTGTAAGTCCACTCACATGCAAGCTCACCGGATCGACTGTTACCTACAGGGATACGATAGGTTTCAATCTTGTCTATGCATTCTTTAGCGGTAAGTTCCATAACTTTTATAAGATGTGTTAATGCCGATTCAGACCATTCACACTCACCATATACTTCTTTAAGAATTTCTAACCTGTTCATTCTTCAACTCCAAAATGTTCTCGGATCTTCTCGCTGGCATTGTGTAAAGCCCAAACATATCGGTCGCTATCTTCTTCAGGGTCGGCCATGCCATCAACAACTTGGATACATTCCCTAACAATCAACTCGGCGAACTTTTGATTGAATTGTATATGCCAATCGATGTGCCCATCCTCCCAAATCTTTCCAGGAGTCTTGCTTCTCACAGGCGGAGTGTAAACTTCATTCACATATTCTCCAGCCTGTTCAGCAAGTTCTTTAATTCGTTCGTTCATGATTCAATAAAGTTATAGAAGTTAATAGTACCATCAACACTGTTGGCCCACCGATCAAACTCATTTAATGGACAGCTAATATCTACAAAGAAATCAGGGTATGCCCAGTAACGAAACCTATAGAGACGATTACCTTTCTTAGCCATGGCACCTATCTTAAAGAAGTCACGGTCAACACTAAACCCTCGCAGCTTTAACATGGTTTTGAATTGGCTAGGACTCATACCCCATAGCCTATCACGATCTGGTTTTTTAGTGCGGTATTTAAATCTCATGATCTTTAATCCTTGTGTTCACTACTATGAAAAATACACTCCAGTGGAATAATCAAACTCAGCATGGATAATTCGGTGTATACCATTGATCTTATTCTTT